GGTTGGCCGCAAACTCGCGCTGGCTATCGGCAATAGCCTGATCGAGCGGCTTGATCTTGGCAGCTTGCGGTCCCAAAACAGGATCGTTGTAAAGCATCTGCGTGTACGCCGCGACATCCGCCGGGCTCTGCACATGGTTAACCAAACCCTGCAAAGGCGCGTACGCCGCGTCGATCTGCTTTACGGTATTGTCGTATTCTTTGCCGCGAGTCTCCGTGTGGCTCTTGGCAAGATCAGCCATTTTTTTGGCCTCTTCGATGTGTCCACCCTTTACCAGCTCGCCAATAATCCCTGCGTAGTTGGGCGCGCCCGGTGTCGGAGCAGCCGTTTTAGGTGCGGCGGGCGCAGCCGGAACCGCAGGCGTGTACTCGCCAGTACCCGCACCAAAACCCATCTGTGGAACAGCTTCAGCAGGCGCGGCCAGATTGTTGGTCGCCGCCGCCGGGGCCAAATTGTTGACGCTATCGCCGCCGCCTTGGCCGTATATGCGAGCAAGTTCGGCTTTGGTCTTTGCGTCTTCGGCACGTTTTGTAGCCGCATCACCTTGGGCGCGAAGCTTATTCTTTCGCGCGTCCACAAGGTCTTGAAGCTTCATTACGTCCATCATCATGTTCATCGGGCCGCCAACTTGCGTCGGGGCAACCGAGAACTGCGGAACAGAGACGTTAAGGGGGATGCTGGTGTCCAAGGGCATAGCAATCATCCAAACGGGTTGTTGAGCAGACTTTGCGTCAGGGCGCTGTTTCCGCCGCCGCCGCCATTAAGCGCGGACAACACTTGATTCTGGTACGAAGTTTGATTGGCGGCATTTTGCGCGGATGTAAATTGATTACCTATCGAACCAATCGTAGAATTGATTGCGTTCGAACCGCCCATAATACCTGACGCCGCCGCGTTGCCCGCCGCCAATGTGTTACTGGCCGCCGCAGATCCATACGCCCCAGCATTCGCCGCCGCGCCAGCAGCCGCCGCTTGCCCACTAGCCGTAAGCGACTGAAGCGGCGCAAGCTGATTAGTGCGATTGGTCTGGTAGCGATTGTAAGCGTTCTGATATTCCTGCGATCCGGCCTGCTGGCCGTAGTTCGTCGCCGCCTTGAGCGCCGCGCCGGAGATCAGTCCACCACGCGCTGCTGCTTGCGCGTTCAGACCCTTCATGCCTTCGCTCAGTCGGAAGGCGTAGCCAGGGTCCGCCGTGAAGTCCTGCATTCCAAAATCGCGAGCGTATTTGCCAAAGTCGGGCGACGCCGCGTTAACATTCACGCCTTGAGGCATGATGTACTGGTCTGTTGTGTTAACGCCTGTTGCCGCGTCCGTCATTCCATAATTAGGATTTGCCGTTCCATATGTCGCGGCGTCCATTGGATTGATACCCAATAGGGTCATAAGTCTATTTTGCGCCGCCGCGCCGCCCGTGCGGTATGGCGCGGACATGGCCTTCTGTTGGTTAAAAATGTCAAGCTGGGTGGCATTTGCCTGATTGGCAGCCGCGGTCTGAGCATCCGCAGCACTGCTTGAGGCTGAAGCGGACATCAAACCACCGGCTAGAGTCGCCGCCCCGGTAAAGAGTGTCGAAGCCGAAATGCCAAAAGTCATGGTGCGATCCTCTGTAGGGCTTCAACAGACGCGATCAGACCCATATCGCTGTAGTCGGGGGCGATCAGTTCGTCTTCCATCTTAGCAAGGTTTTCTTCGCCTGTAAATTTGGTCATGTGGACCGTCACCCACACGGTGTCCTCTTCGGCGTAGACGGCCCGCTTAAGGCCAACTTCGGACACAAACATGCACGCCCCTTCAAAAAATTGCGGGCCAAACTCCGTCGAGACCGACACACGGCCTTTCAAGATAAAGTTAAGGTGCTGGTGCCGATGGATTTTACCAATGATGAGCGTCCCTTTTGGGATGAACATCTGGCGCGCGTAGGTGCCGCAGCCGTACTCTTCGTGGATCGGCGTGTAGGTGTGGGTCAACGTGCAGGACGGCAGCGCGTCTTCCGCCGCGTTTTCCGCGACAAGGCCAAGCATACGTTCTTGCGCGTTAAGGATTTTTTCCCTAAACGCGACTTTGTCGTGCGTGTTGGCGTCTACCAGCTCTTGCATCACGCCTCCGATGTCAGCGCCGTGATCTGCGCTTGCAGCGCGGTGAGCTGCGCTTGCAGCTCCGTCAGCGTCGGCGGCGCGGGCGGCGGGGGTGTTGGCGCGTCAACCGGAACGTAAACCGCGACAGCGCCGCTTGCAATCAAGTCAGCGTAAATCTCACGGCCATGCGGTTCCACGTCGTCGGGCGAGGCCGTGAAAGGAATCCAACCGAACACCGGATGCTCAATCTCACAGTCAATCGTTCCATATGCGTTGTACGCCGCGCTGCGAACGTTCATTAGGAAATCCTCACAAAAAGGGTGCCGGTCACGTTTGTTGCCCCATTGGTCCCCAACGCGCGCCAAGTTCCTGTAGACACGGCGCCCGCCGTATACACGATGTCGCCGTTACCAGACGATCCAGCGTTACCGAAAACGCCGCTGTATTTAAGACTAGACCCGGCGTAGGTTGAACCAAGAGTAACCGCAGCACCACCCGTGGACATGAACGCAAACGTCCCTACGTTGCCCGCTGTCAGGTTCGCCAGCGCCGCTGTGACGTTTGTCACGTCAACAACCGCCGCGATAGTGATTGTACCGGACCCGTTTGTGACCGTAATGTTAGACCCCGCGGTTAACGTGGCTTTTGCCAGTGTGTTGCCCGTCGTATTGCCGATCAACAACTGGCCGTCCGTGTACGTAGATTGACCCGTACCGCCGTAAGCCACGCCCAAGGGAGCGGACAAGCTGGTCAAAGTGACGCCCGTAAGCGTCGTCGATGTCATCGTGCCGCCAGTAATCGTCGCGTTGGTGACAGACCCACCGTAAACGACGTTGTTAAGAAGCTGGAACGTCGTGCCGTCGTACTCGATCCAGGTCAGTTTACCGGCTTGGATGTCGCCCGCCGCCAGCGCCGCGCTGCCGTTCTTGGTGATCGACTTAGCCGCCAAGCCGCTGATGCTAATAGTCACCGCGCCCGTATTTGTATTGGCCGCGATAAAACTGTACGTCGCGCCCGCCACGTAGGCGGTGATGGCTGGAGTCGCTACAGCAGCGATGGCATTGGTGCCGGTGATGCTACCCAGCAAGGCGTTGATGCTGTACGGGTCGTTGATGGCCGGAAGGCCGTCGTAGGTGCCGACCAACACATCCGTTGAGGTCTTGACAATAAACTTGTACAGCGTACCGACAGCCAACCAGATTTCGTCTGGCGTGCGCCCCGCGGCGTCCAAAATGATGGGGTTAGTGTTGGCAACCGACCCTGTCGAGGTCGTGTAGGTCGCCAGCGGCGTGGTCGTGCCAGCCGCGTAAGTGTAGACCTTGCCGCCCGTCAACGGTGCGCCGTCGTCGTCAAAGAACTGCGCGCCCGCGCCAGCGAAGGAAGACAGATTATACGCAGCCATTTGTCATTCCTATGCTATTTGGGCCACTGTTAAAGTGGCGCTAGGGGCGGCGGGGAACGCAGGCGAACCACTAGCGGCGGTAGATATGAGCTGAACATACCCGCCAACCGATAAACCGTACAGCGAGAAAGTATCACCAGCCGCAAATTGCCGCTGAATATCCATTGTCAACACGGCGTATATAGGGAAACCGGACGAGAAATATGACGGCGTCAGAGATATGCGACGCGCGCTGTATGAGTCGTCAGTGCCATTAACGCGAAGCCAAAACACCGCGTTTTCGTCGTAATACGCAAGCGTGGTTGTCAGCTGCAACGTAGCCGTTAATGCGTATACGCCCGCGGTTTCAATGGTAATGACCGAACTAGCATTAGTCACGCCGCTGCTAAGGGTTGTATTCTCAATAGGCACAAGCGTGGCGGTATTGCTAACCCATGTTGGGCTAGTAGACCCGTAAAACGAACCGTATTTGAGCGGAACAGGCGGGATAGGCGGGTCGGGCGGCACGTATGGCGTGATCAGCAGGACTTGCTCGTACACGTAATTGAAGAACCGAAACCATTCGCGGGTCATAATCCCGCCGTCCTTGCCGGTCACGGGGACGCGTGGGGCGGGGATTTGGCTTTCGTCAGGCATTGGTGCCGCTCAAGATAAGGTTTGCGCCGACGATATAGATCGGCACAGGGTCCGTTCCTGAAATTTCGTACACGCGGTCACGAAGCTTGAGCGTCATGCCAAGCCGACGCCAGAATGTACGTTTGCCGTACATGCCAATAGCTCCCATCGAAGACCAACGCTCGCGACTCCAGGTATGCCCGCCGTCGTCCGAAAAGCGCAACATGACTTGCGGATCGCTGCCTTGCCCGTCGTTAAGACCAACGCCCGTCTCGCAGTCAAGCTGCAAAGTGTGGTTAGCCACACGCTTCAGGTCGTTCTGCCCGGTGGGCAACGCCCGCCACGAGCGCAGCCACCGCTGCGTCTGGTCGTCGTCGGCGTAGAGCGCCAGATCGTAGGCATAGAGCTTGCCGTTCTGGTAGTCGCCCACAATGGTTTCGTCGCTAAAGAACATCTGCGTCGCCGCGCGCTGGCGGGTAAACGCGCCGTTGTTGAAGCCAGCCCGTTCGTGCCACGCCTGCGTCGCCACGTCATAGACCCAAGTGGCGTTGGCAGACGGAAACGACAGCACGTAGAAGGCGTGGCCGTCTTGCTGGTAGGTGTAGGCCGTGGCGTCCGCAATGTTTTCGTACTGCTGAATTTGCCACTCAACAGCGTGCGTGCTGACGCGCACGCCCGTGTAGCCGTTGGCGCGGTAGACGATGCCTTTGCCGCGCGCGTCAGCGCCCAGCCAGAACAAGCCGTTGTCCAGCTTGGCAACCGAGAACGTCGCAGCGCAACCGATCTCGTTAAACGCGCCTTGGATGCGCTGAAGCGGGAACGCCGCATTGCCTGCGTTGTACCAGACCTCAACCGAGTTGGTGCCGAACAACCAAACTTCCGAATGGTCCACGATGGACGACACAAGGCCGTCTGGGTCGCCTTCGGCACTGGCGAAGTCCAGCGGGTCAATGGACGTGCCGTCTAAAAGCTGCGTCACCCACACCTTTTGGCTGTTTGGCTCAATAAAAACGAAGTAGCCATCCAGATACGACACTGTTACAGCGCCCGCAAAATCTGGGTCCGTGATCTGCCCATAGGCCAAAGTGCTGTTGTTGTAGATGTAGCTGGGACCGTTGCAGGCGATGAAAAGCTGTGTACCGTTGTCCGCCATTGACACCGGGCCGTCGTTGGCGATGGTCCCGATCAGGGTTGTGTTGTAGGACGGGTCCATGCGGTAAAGTTGATTGCCAGACGCGACGTAAGCATAGCCCCCATAAGAATGCAGCCCACGGATGGGACCGTTGCCAACCGTGGTCAGCCGACGCAAACCTGGCGCGCGTTGAAGGAACGCGGGCTGCTTGCCGCCCTCCGCCACAATCTCGGGGAACAGATTAACCATGCGGTTGTCCGCAGCGTTGACGCTGCGGGTCACATAGCTGCTGCCAAGGATGGGCGACTGCATTAGTAGTTACCCGCGAAAATATTGAACCGCTGGCGCGTCCCGACGATGCTGTACGGCAGCGCCATGATGTCTTCAGGGTTGTTGATGCGCTTCAGGTTGCGCTTGGATGTCATGGCGATGCGCGACACCGTAGGCGGCGGCTCAATGCCAAACTCAGGCGCGATTTCGCACGCCAGATTGTAGCGGAACGCGCGGAGGTAGCCTGGCGGGAACGCCAGCGTGGTTGACAGCAGCGCGGGCTGCGTCAGCTCGTCAACCGAGATGAAATGCCATTCCAGCACTTTGGTCGGCACCGGATAGATGTACATCTCGATGTCGGGGTAGTTCATGTTCAGCCAGATCACCTGTGGGTAGGTGCTGGTCACAGTCTTGACGGCAATGCCGTCGTACTGCTGCTGGTTGATGATCTTGATACCGTAGGAAATGCCGCTGGCCGGGTCGCGAAAGTATGTCGAGTCGTCCAGCTGGATGGGGCGGTTGCCAACAAAGTTGCCAGACGGGCCAAGCGTGCGGGAAATCGCACCGGGGGGCCAACTGAACACCTGATCCTGCGTAGAGAACGTGGACAGCCGCTCAGTGCTCCACGAATCAATCATCTGGTTAAGAGCTGTCAAAGCATCTTGCGACGTAGCCGCAGACGGGGTTTCGCCTTCGGCTAGAACGCCAAGAAGACGCAGCGCACCGTTAATCTGATCGCCCGCTGTCGTGGTCATCTGCCGTTACTTCCTCAACCGAAGGACGACGCCCGCGTCGTCTGGAAACCAGTTCGTTGACCCGCTCCACGGGCTGTTCGCCGGGAGTATACCGCGTCCAGCCATTCTCTTCATCATAAATCGCTTCGGCGTCCATGGTGGCGACCTTGGTGCCGTGAACCGGGTGTTGCAGATAGATGTGCATGAAACTCTCGTAAAGGAGAAAGGCGGCTCCGAAGAGCCGCCTAAAAGATTAAGACATGCGGTAAGCAGTCCACGCGCCGACGTCAGTCTTGCGGGCAAGGAACTGCGCCGAAGACGTGACGGCAACCGTAGCCGAGCCGACCAGCGTCCAGCCCGTACCAGCCGAGATCGTCAGCGCGCCCGAGGACGTGCCAAGGTTGACGATGCGGATGATGACGGAGCTGTTGACCTTGGCGTTCGTCAGAACGGCTTCGGTCTGCGCAACGGTCGGAAGCGTGTAAGTCGCCGCCGAAGTGCTGGGATCAGCAACCAAAAGACCGCCCAGAATCTGAGCGGCAGTGAGCGTAGCCGTACCGCTTGCCGTCTGCGGGGCGTTCTGAACGCCAAGCGGAAGTTCGGCGATATTGCCATCGGTGAACTGATAGCCACCACCAACTGAAGGAAGAGCCATAATGTGATCCTTTCGGAAGAAGAAAAGCCCCCGGCGTTAACCGGGGGCGGTTGAGTTAGCCCCAGAGGCGGGTAGCCATCGACGGGCGGATCACGCTGTAGCCGTACAGCACGTCAATACGACACGGGAGACGGTCGTTGTTGATGTCGTACTGGCGAACAACGCGAAGCGAGATGCCGTTGTGGACCTGACGCGAGGCCATATCGACACCCTGCGGAAGCAGAAGGTCGGCGGTGGCGAAGGAGATCGCGTCCTTGTGGTACACAAGGTTCTGCGGGTAGTAGGTGCTGGCCGCGCCGAGCAGGGTGACAGCAGCGTCAGCCGCAGGGAACGAGTCAACGGTCGCAAGAGCGTTCGTGGACGTGTAGATCGCGGGCAGGAACGTGACGCTGGCAAATTCAGTGCCAGACGACGTGACCGTGTTGGTCGCGACGAACTGCTGAAGCGAGCCAGTCGATTCACGGGTCTGCGGATTGACCGCATACACGCCAGCAATCGTGAAGACATCGCCGGGGACGATGGTCTTGGAATTGGTGGCCGACTTGAACGTGATCGTGTTGACGCCCTGCGTAGCAAGGGTGGTCTTGACGGCCAGCGAGTCAGTGCGGACAGCCGAGCCGGTCAGGAACTGACGGACCGACTGGGACATGTTGACTTCGTCAAGGCCAAGGATGCCTTCGCCCATCATGCCGTTCTTGAACTGGCGGCTAATGGTCGAGGTCGGGTTGAAGAGACCCTTCATGCCTTCAACGAGGCCAGCGTTCGCAGCCGGGTTGACCGTCGCGTAGCGCGGGGACATCGGCGTAGCAAACTCGTTCAGCTTCTGCTGGGCCTGAAGCAAAACAAGCGAAGTGGACGGGACGGTGCCAGGCGTGCCAACCGAGTTGTAAATCGTCTGGAACGAGTTGGCGACATCCGCGTCAATGCTGGACGCGAGCTGCGAGATACGCGGCTTGAGGACACGTTCCGCAAAATCGTCCTACTGCATCGTCAGCTCAGCGGACGTGAAGTTCACGCCGATGTGCTTCTGCGAGGAGACGGTCAGGGTCGTGAACTGC